CTCTTGCAATTTGAGCTTCACTCTGTGGTCCAAACACATAAGCCATCATTTCTACTAATAGCGGAACATCGTCCGCAGTTAAACCTGGTTGAATGCCAGCCATAGATGAATATAACTTTCTAAATGAGTCTGCGCTTTCCGTATAGTTAGAATTTTTCCAACTGTCATATGCGACTAATACATTCTTAGGATCTTGACCTGGATTAGGTATAACCGTATAATCAAGTACTGTATCGTTTCTATGCTCTGACCCTTCAGGTTGTATTGCTGGTCGGCCTTGAAATTCTGGTGGCTCATGATTAAAGAAAGCATTTAAAAATGTATTTTTCATTTCCTTAGATGCAGCATAAATGTTAGCATCGCCACCAATCTGACCTCGAGTCATTTCAAGTAGAATACCAATCTCACCGAATAATTTAAATCCAGCTGGGTGTACTAATTTTTTAAATGTATTTTCCCAGTCTGTAATATTAAGGCCAGATTTAATTAGATACGAAAACTTTTGATAGCGATCACCATCATGTATTTTAATATTTTTATCTGAAATGAATCCTTTATTACTAATAAACTGATTAGTACCTTGCTGCCAATCGCCATGCGATGGTATTAGTGTATTATCAAACGGATTTTCTACAACTACTTCTTCATCAAATAATAATCTGAAGAATGTTTCAATAGATTCACTTGAACCTCTAAGCTTATAAAAATCTATTATTCGCTTATATAAGGTATTTCTATGGACTGTCGTATTTAGTTTACTGGGTATCGATGCGGCAATTTCTTTCTGCATCATTTCTAAATAATCATGTGTCGCGTCTAACTCAGAATTAGAATTTCGGTCGATGTCCATAGCATCTTCAATTCTGTTAAGAGTATATGATGGTCCAGGGCCATTCCAATTAGTAATTTCAGTGGTTAGGCGCGCCGTCATACCATTAAATGCGCCTAATCCATCGATGGTTAGTGTTTGGCCGATTGGAGTAGTAATATTACGCTTACTTAAAGACCCTGGTAATTCATTACCATTTGAAATAGTAATATTACTAGAATTAATGGTATAATCAATAGAATCTGAAATACCAATAAACGAATGAGTTCCAGGATTTCCAGCAACGTTTAATGATACAGTAGTACTTAAATCGGAGCTCGTCGAAAGCTTAACTTTATTTGCACCACTAAAGGCTACATAATAAACGTTACTATTAATTAGGCCTATAGAACTCGTAGGATTAGACGTATTATATTTAACAGCAATTCCTAGCGGCATTCCCTCTTGTTGATCCTTGGTAAGGAGAATGGTATCATTAGTAGCATCAACGATATCAGCACTTGTTCCATCAAACGTAAACGCAGGTGGAATAAATCCATTAGGATTAATAATTTTTAATGATGAGGCAGTGCCGTCATAATCGCTATAAAATTCGTTATTTTCTCCCTTTGGATCTCTAATCCTAAATGCAGCTTTATCGTCTAATATTACGTCATCGTGTGTTTCTATATCAGTGTATATGAACTCAGATATATTCATAAATTCATAATACTTATTAAGGAGCGTTTCTATCCCAGCACCTGAACCACCACGAGCATCTTGCAATATTTCACTTGGAATTAATTGGTTAACTCTAAGCTTTTCTTTAGACTTCTTTTTTGTCGAAGCTAATGATTCAATGTGACCTGATGAGTTATTTTCAGCCATACTATCTTAACCTTGGAGTAGTTGAATAATTTATAGATCCTGAAGAACCAGCGGTTGAAATGCTATCAACCTCAGCTGTAACTCTAACAAACTGAGAACTAATATTTAATAATTGATCTCGTTTTGGTGCTATATCTAATGAGTTAGGAGTAACACTTATTTTTATTTGCGTTTCACTATCGCACTTAAAGTTATTTATGGTTACTCTACCTTGAGAAGGTTCTATAATACCAACGTCAGCCTGAGTAATAATATTTTCACCATCAGAAATTCTATATACTACTACTTGTCTATTACTGCTTCCCTCGATAGGAATATCACCAAAGAATTTTTGCACGCCATCTTCTAAGAACATGGTTGAAGAAATTGTGAAATCCGTAGAAGCCCCTGATTCAAATATTGGCGAGGCAAATGTTAGCTCGAATCCATTTTTATTAGGATCTGTTCCGCCTGTAATGTACTTAAACATATATGGTCTTATAATGCTATTAAGAATAGATCGATCAGCTGAATCAATAAGAGTAAGCAGCTGAGAGTATCTAAATACACCATCAAACTTATTAAGATTATTAAAGTTATAATCAGAAATGGTATCAGCTATTAATGATTCAATTTCTACGGTTGTTCTATCAGTAATATTAGGATTATATTTTAAGAATACATCTAATTCTAAATTGGTAAAATTGGGATCAACAATTTCAGGAACAATTGATACGATGCTTTTACCGTGCAATATTGTGTCCTTAATTAGCGTTTTTTCATCTTCCGTTAAAGTTTCTTCAGTTAAAGGATTGACTGCTATAAAAACTTTACCAAATTCAGGTGGATCGTTATCTTCACCACCCCAGGTAGAAATTGATGAAATATTAGGGAATGATTTAAGAATAATTGATCTATAATCTTCGGACGTTACAGCTCTGTTTTGAGCCGTAAACGTAAGAGGTGCATTAAATCTTATCGACTCAATTGATTCTCTTTCGGCCCCACCTGATGCGTTACGTACAGTAGATTCTACAGAATATGTAATTCCATCTCCGTTAAACGCCATTCCACTATATTGGCCGTCAGTTCTTCGCAACGAGCCTGAAAAGCTAAATGTCGACGCACCATTAGCAACTACACCGTCTGTGTAGATATAGTCAAGCGTAATAACGTTATTATTAGCCGGTTTATTACCCATAACACCATCACCAAAATATACATCGTACTTACCAGTAGTATTTTCTTCTAGGTAATATACTAAACTTTCTTCGTTAACGCCTAAAAGACTCTCGAATCGATTATAAACTTGGTACGCTGAAGATCTTTCGTTTTGTTGAACTCTTACTCTCAGCGTTGTCATATCAGCATCGATGTCAGGTATTTGAAATTTCTGACTTTCAATATCGTTATCAACACGATATAGCATGGTCTTATATGTACCTTGAGCTATTTCAATATTAGTAAAATTGTATATGTTATTTTCGCGAGTAGCATCCTGAGAACCAGTTGAAATAAATTCGTAAACCTCACCCTGTACCTCTGAGGTAAATTTAGTACCACGTGGAAGAGTAAGAATTTCAGGTTTAGGTCCGCTAAATTGGCTTGCATCTACTGTAAAATTTATTATAGCTTTAGGAGCTAATATAGAACGTGGAACATACCCTAGCATTTTAGCACGTGTTGTTACATTACCGCGAATTTGAGCCGAATCAAGGAATGCCTCATTAAGAGAATAGTGCGCAGCAATTGCGTTATAATGCGTATTATATGCAAGAACATCAAGCAAAACCGATAAGCCACTACCTTCAAAATCGTAGTCATTAAATTCGCTTTGTTGCTTCAGAAAATTTTTCAGATTATCTTTAATCTGATCAAAATCGAGTTCCGTTACATTTAAGTTACTGGCCATATTTTATTACCTTAATCGTTTTAAAATAATTTCTACTTGAGACTGTTCGTCGGTCTGCTTAATAGAAAATTTAACTGTTAGTCTATATGAATTTTTATCTGGTAGATCTAAAACTTCTATATAATTTATATTAATTCGCGACTCTTGTTTAAGTGCCATTAATAGGCTATCTTCTATTGCTAATTCAGTAATAGCATCTGCAGGTTCAAATAATAACCCTCTAAGATTAGCACCTAAACCATTATCAAATGGTCTTTCATAAAAGTTAGTTAATATGAGATTCTTAACAGCATTTCTAATTGCTTGATCATCTTTTAATGGAATAATATCACCACGGACTGGATGAACGTTAAGCCTTAAATCTAAATCTCTGTATTCTTTTGTTTTCGCTACAATAGAAGCACGGCTATTTCTATCGGTAAATGACTTATCCGATATATTAGTGGGTGATGAGGTTCGTTCTACAATTGCCATATATCTATTTATACCTCTTAAGTATCTTAATTAGCAGCTTTAGCTAATTTACGCTCTGCCCATTCCTTCGCAGCATCATCAAATGGACCAGCATCCGCAAACTGCGATTGTCCTATGACAGTAGCATAGTCTTCTTTGAGCATAGGTAAAAACGCATCAACACAAAGAGCTGTAGCACCCGGCAGATCATTTTCTAATTGATTTACCATACCATTGTATTCTTCCTTTGTATAATCGTACACTTTAAGATCATCAAACGAAGAGCCTATAAGTTTAGCAGCATATTCAGTAAAGGTTGGTCGTGATAACTTTATGCATCTTATACCATTTTTCTTTCCGAAAAGACTATCAAATTTAGATATACCTCTTGTTAATATTATTCCGCATGTGCTATTCCACGCCTTTTTTAAAGCCTTTTTATTTAAATCTGCTACGTCCTTAGGTGATTTTTCCGTAGCTACTTCAGCTACAGGTGGTTCATCAGGAACTTTAGGCTCTGCTGGTTGTTCGACAACAGCACCATCAGCTCCCGCTTCAACGTTCGGAACTAATGAACATAAATCTCCGCCTTTAAGTAAATCACTTATTAGGCCATCTAAATCTGGTAAAGAAGCACCAAACTTAGCTTTAATATCAGCCTGAAGCGCAGCTATCTCTAAAGGGTTACTAAGATTTAATAGATCATTTAACATACCTTGTAAACTATCAACTTGCGGAAGCTCTGGAAGAAAGCCAGTTAAATCAGCTTTCATGGCATTTAATTTAGCTTCCATATCACCAAGTAAGTCTTTACCTCCTGATAATAATCCGTCTAATTCGCCCTGTTTAGCTTTTAAAGCGTCAAGGGCATCATTCTTTCCACATATACTCATATTATCCTCCTACAAAAACATTAGATGAACCAGAAGATATTGTAGCACCACAACCGTACGAATCACCATTACGTCCGAAGTCCTTACCATTTACCTTTACTGTGCTACTGCCAGAACTTAGCCCAGGGGCGTGAGGACCACAGCCCACATTAGGATGTGAAGCAACTGCATCACCTTTTCTCACAGCACCCACACCATTTACAAATACATTACTAGATCCAGCATCAGTGGATGAGCCACTTGGGCTTGCGCAATTATCTCCACTACCATGAGGAACACTTACTGAATCTGTACCACCTTTTCTTGCTGCTGCTGGCATATTATTCTCCTAGTTTAAGTTAATGGTTGACGCGTCCATATCAATTTCGCTGCCGCCATTAATGTCCATAGAAGCGGCCGTTACTGATTGAGCATCGGTAATATTAGTGTCCATCGTACTGCCGTATGTCTCTGTAACCGCTCCGTCAATTGTTTCTCCAAGCGTACCAACAACGCCGATTGTCTGATTAGCATTAACACTCAATGTATAATCTTTCAAAGAGGTATGACTAAACGTACCAGCATTTGTAATACTCTTATTATTTAAAACAGTCGTTGCCATATTATTTGTAACAGATGTCGTAAAGTCATTACCTACTGTGAGCAGCTTATCGTTAATAACATTTGTTGTAGCGTTATTCATAACACTAAGGTTATCGTCTACGCCTACGTTAGTTGAACGGCTACGTACTATTTCTGTTTCACGATTACCACCAATCATTTCTTGAACAGAGCCTTTAACGTTTACTGTCATATCCTTTTCGACCTGTAAATGATAATTGCCATATACCAATTGGCGAAGATCACCATCAACTGTCATATTACAATTACCTTTAATATGAATATTTTTATTATTAATCACGACTTCATAATCGTCGCCAACAATTTTAACTTGCCTTGTGCCGTCGTTATATATTTCTTCGTATGTACCAGAAGTATGCAAACGATGTGTACGCTCAAAGCCAGGGGTATCATCTATTTCTGTAACGTGACCACCTTCTGATTCATATACCTTATTAAATGGATATTCAGGTACATGTTCATTCATCGCATCTAATTCCGTCCAAGGTGCTGGCTCATAAAATGTAGCAGCCTTGTCAGGTGCAACGGAAGATACTCTAGCAGGGACAGCAGTCTGCACCTCTGGTCGCTCATCTGATTTTCTAGCTTCTAGTTGATTAGAATCTTGATATAATGATTGCCTTCCAGCAAAGTTTATATCAGGCTTATTTTGATATTCGCCACGCGGGTATTCGTCAGAGGTAAATCCTAGGGTTTTATCTCTCGGACTATTTTTAGAAGCAACTGATCCCATAATAATAGGATCCTGTGCTGATGGTCCATCTCTAAAGAATCCAACTACCCACGAACCTTCCATTAAACCGTGTGGTGTATCCCCTATGCCAGAAGTACCAGAAGACGTCGTAGGCATCATAACTGTAGCCCAAGGTAAGTTATCAGTGCTTAAAACTGCTTTATCTTCTGTATGATAACCAAAGCATCTTACCTTTACTCTATTCATTTCCTCAGGATCAAATCGATCTTCGACTACCCCCGTAAACCACGCAAACTGTCCACCTACGAACATATCATCTTGCAGCATCTAAATTCACCTCACTTGAATCTTTTTGTATTGTTAAATATTGATAAAAACCTTTTTTAAATATGTGTTGTATCTCTGTTATGACATAAATGCCGGACTGCATCTTATCGAGACCTGAGCCATCAGCTTCTTCCTGAGCTTTGCGTATTTCAATCTTTATTTTATCGCCTGCTTTAATATT